AGATACAACTCTTTCAGTATCTGATGGTTCAACTGGTGCAACTCTTTCTCATAGAGTTATAGAATTTACAGGATCTCTTACAGCATCACGAAATGTTACAATACCTTTAGACGTACAAAATTTTTATTTCTTAAAAAATGCAACATCTGGATCTCAAAACGTTGTATTTAAATATGCAACTGGTACAGGAACTTCTGCTACAGTTGCAAACGGTAAAACTGTAATTGCATATGCAAAAGCAGATGATGGAACCAATCCAAATATTTCTACAATATCATTAGCAAGTGATTTGGTTGATGATACTACACCACAATTAGGTGGTAACTTAGATACTAATTCTTTCATGATAGATTTTGATGATGCTCACGGTATCAGAGATGAAAATGGAAACGAACAATTAATTTTTGAAACAACTGGATCTGCAGTAAATCATATTGATATTACAAATGCTGCAACAGGATCAGGGCCAGAAATTGGTGCAGTTGGAGATGACTCTAACATTAATTTAGAATTAAGACCAAAAGGAACTGGTGAGATAATGATTGGAACAGGGTCTGCATCAGCAACTCTTACTTCAAGCGGTGCATACGATTTAGTTTTAGATACGAATGGTGGTACAAATTCTGGTACGATTACAATTACGGATGGTGCAAACGGTAATATTACAGCTACACCAAATGGAACTGGATATGTTGAAGTTGGTGGTAATACAAACCCAGGAACACTTCAACTTAATTGTGAAAATAACAGCCACGGGATTAAGCTACAATCACCTGCACATAGTGCATCTCAATCCTATACACTTAAATTTCCAACAGGAAACGTAACAGCAGGAACTTTTTTAAAAGTAAATTCAGTAACTGGCTCTGGCACAAGTGGAGTTGGTCAACTTTCATTTGCGGCTGCAGGAACTTCTTGGCAGTCAGTAAAAACTTCTACATTCACAGCAGCAGCTGGCGAAGGATATTTTGTTAACACAACAAGTGGTGTTATCACTATGAATTTACCTGCAGGAACATTAGGCGATGAAATTGCGTTTATTGATTATGCAGGTACTTTTGATTCTAACACATTTACAGTATCTGCAAATGGTTCAGAAAAAATTCATGGATCGACAGATGATTTAACAATTTCAACAGAAAGAGCAGCAAATACACTTGTCTTCACAGATTCAACACAAGGTTGGTTGCTGAAGAATAATTAATTATGGCTACATATAAAGATATCGTTGGGACGGCAGTCCGAAATAATGCAGGTAATCTTCCTGCACCAGAAACAGGACAGGTTTGGTTTGATAGCACAAATATAGATTTTAAATATCAACAACCTAATAAAACATCTGCAGCATCTTGGTCGACAGGTGATCCAATGAATACCGCAAGAGCATATAATTTTGGAACAGCTGGAGTTAAAACCGCTGCGTTAAACTTTGGTGGAAATGAACCTCCGGGAGCTGTTACAGCAAAAACAGAAAATTGGGATGGAGCTACTTGGACTGAAGTAGCTGATTTAAATGATGCAAGAGGAGAAATTGGTGGATGTGGTACACAAACTTCAGCGTTGGCTGCTGGTGGAAACTCACCTAACCCAACAGCTAATACGGAAGAGTGGAATGGATCTGCTTGGACAGAAGTTAGTGGTAATTTAAATACAGCTAGAAAATCTTTAGCTGCAGCAGGGACTCGAGAAAGTGCTGTTGTATTTGGTGGATTTGGACCGCCTTATTATGCTAACACAGAAGTATGGAACGGAACTTCATTTTCTGAAAATGCAGATTTAAATAATGCAAGAAATCAACTTGGTGGTGCAGGATCTAGTAGTACATCAGCTTTAGCTTTTGGAGGAAATAATCCTGCTTTATCTCCTAACCCGTCACCTCTTACAGAGTCTTGGAATGGAACATCATGGACTGCAACAGGAGATTTAAATACTGGTAGATATGCAATGGGATCTGGTGGGACTGCAACCTCAGCAATATCAGCGGGTGGAGAACCTAAAACAGGTAAGACAGAATTATTTGATGGAAGCACTTGGACAGAAGTTACAGATTTAAACACAGCAAGACAAACTCTTGGTGGTGCAGCAACAAACAATACCTCTGGTATAGCTTGTGGTGGAGACGCACCTCCTGGTTCGCCTTCATATGTATCAGCAACAGAATTATTTACAGGAGCAGGTGCAGATATTGGAGCATGGGCAACTGGTGGAAATTTAAACACAGGTCGAAGAGGACTTGCTAGTGTAGGTGCTGATAACGAAGCGGCTTTAGCATTTGGTGGTTATGCTCCAGGTGGTAATACTGAAACAGAATCTTATAATGGAAGTAGCTGGACTGAACTTAGTGGAGACTTAAATACTGGAAGAGGTAATTTAGCAGGTGTAGGGACAGAGTATACTGCTGTGCTTGCTGTTGGAGGAATTGATAATCCAGGGACACGTCGAAATAACAATGAATCTTGGAATGGTACTTCATGGACTGAATTAAGTGGAGATTTAAATACAGCTAGAGATAGGTTAGCTGGAGGTGGATCGTCAACATCTGCTTTACTTAGCGGAGGTGAACTTCCAGGAGGAATAACTAATATTACAGAGTCTTGGAATGGTAGTGCATGGAGTGAGACTGCTGACCTAAACACAGCTAGAGATTTAGCTGGTGGTATGGGTGTTAGTAATTCATCATCATTAGCTTTTGGTGGTGAAGCACCGCCTTCTACTGCAAATACAGAAGCCTGGAATGGAACATCTTGGACTGAAGTAAACAATTTAAACACAGCTAGAACAAATATTAATGCAGCTGGAACAGCTGCAAGTGGACTAGGTTTTGCAGGAAATGTTAGTCCTCAACAACAAACTGAAGACTGGAATGGAGCTGTTTGGACAGAAACATCTGATTTAAATGAAGGAAGAACTAATAATTATGCGGGTGGTGCAGGATCAGTGACATCTGCTTTGTGTTCTGGAGGACAAACATCTACAGCATCAACATCACAATCAACAGAAGAATGGAGTGGAAGTTCTACTTTAGTTAAGGTATTAACAGATTAAGGAGGAAACTATGACAAAAACATATCAATACTGTGTAGCAGAAAACTGGGGCAAAGGATTTATCGATCACGATGAATCTTGGAGAATCACGTTTAAGGGCTATCCAGCTAATGTTTGGCAAGTTCCTGCATACAACAAACATGCTAATCTTTGGATTGCCAAAGTAGCGGGTGCGGTCAAAACAAAAGACGAGGCTCAAGCATTAGTTGATGCAGAGGTTCAAGCGGCACAAGCTGCTTGGGATGCATTACCGGATGAAGAAAAAACGGAAATGAATCCAAGACCTGAGGACATAACATTGGAGGAATAAAATTTAAATGTCAACTTATAAAGAAATAAGAGGACTTAAAGTTCGGGACTATACCACTAACCCTGATAACCCGATAGAGGGACAGCTATGGTATAATACAACGGCTAATACCGCTAGGTATCAGATACCAAACTTACTAGCTTCTTGGAGAACTAGCATAAACATAAATACTGCTAGAGACCAAGTTGCAGGTTCAGGAACTACAACATCAACATTAATTTTTGGTGGTGGTCCTCCTGTAATTGGAAATACAGAAAGTTGGAATGGATCAGCTTGGACTGAAACTGCAGATTTAAATGAAGCAAGAAGAGCGTTAGCAGGAGCTGGTGAAGATAATGAAGCAGCTTTAGCTATTTCTGGTATTGCAGCATCAACTTCAGTAAATACTGAATCTTGGAATGGAACAAGTTGGACTCAAGTTAATGATGTAAATGCTTATAGAGGTTTTGCAAGTGGAACAGGGACTGCTACTTCTGCTTTATTTTTTGGTGGAGGTACTGCTTCAGATGGTGGTACTCCTAATTCAAGTCTTAATGAAATTTGGAATGGAACTAATTGGACTGAAACTGGTGATATGGTTGCTGGAAGATCTAGTATGGGATCAGCAGGTGCTGATAGTACAAGTGCTTTATCATTTGGAGGAAATCCACCCTCAAATACAGCAGCTAATGAAAGTTGGAATGGAACCTCTTGGTCTGAAGCTGCAGATTTAAACACAGCAAGAAGAGCACTTGCAGGAGCTGGAGCTAATAATACTTCAGCAGTAGCTTTTGGTGGATATACAACTACTACCGTAGCGGTTACAGAATTATGGGATGGAACCTCTTGGTCTGAAGTTTCAGATTTAAGTAATGCTAGATCATTTATGGCAGGTTCAGGAATAAAATCTTCTGCATTAGCAAGTGGAGGTAGTAGTCAGACTTATGTTGAAGAATGGAATTCAACACAACCTGTTGGAGCATGGGCAACTACACCATCTATGAATACTGGTAGAGAAGCAATGAACAGAGGTGGTGCTGGAACTTCTGAATCAGCTTTAGTATTTGGTGGTACAACCCCACCTCTTTCAGCTCTTAATGAATCTTTCAATGGAACAACTTGGACTGAAGAAGCAGATTTAAATACTGCAAGATATTCATCTGGTGGCGCAGGTGCTAGTAGTGAATCCGCATTGTGTTTTGGAGGAGACTCTCCGCCTAAAAATGAAACTGAAGAATTTAATGGAACAAGTTGGGTTGAAGTAGCAAATTTAAATGATCCAAGAGGATACATGGCCGGTTGTGGAACTAAAGAATCTGCATTAGCTATTTCTGGTGATTATCCTGTAACAGCAAATGTTGAAAAATGGAATGGAACTTCTTGGTCAGAAGTTGGAGATGTAAACACTCCTAAATATGAATTAGCTGCTGCTGGGACAACTGCAAATGCAATTAAATTTGGAGGTAATCCAATAACTGCTACTACAGAAAGTTGGAATGAAACTGCTTGGACAGAAGTTAATGATTTGAATACTGCTCGAATTGGTTTAGCAGGAGCAGGGGAATATACAGCTGCTTTAGCATTTGCTGGAGCAACACCACCTGTTACTGGTAAAACAGAAACTTGGAATGGAATAAGTTGGCAAGAAAATTCAGATTTAAACACTGCAAGGGCTCAATTATCAGGAATGGGAACTAGAGCATCTGCGATAGCAGCGGGTGGAAGTCCTTACTCAACTAATTCTGAGGAGTGGTCATCAACAAGTAATACAACTAAAACAATAAGTACGGATTAATTATGGCAGTATATAAAGACATACGCGGAACACATATAACAACAGTAGCAAACGATCCACCCGCACCTGCTAACGGACAGATGTGGTATAACTCTACGTCTCAGACTATGAAAGGGTTTACATCTAATCCTGCAGGAGCTTGGTCAACAGGTGGTAATTTAAATACAGCTAGAGCAGCTTTAGGTGGAGCTGGAGATTCAAGTAATGCGATAGGTTTTGGTGGAAGTCCACCTCCCGCGCCTACAGCAAAAGACATAACTGAACAATATAATGGTTCAACTTGGAGTGAAGTAGCAGATTTAAATACTAAAAGAGCATACTTGGTTGGAGCTGGAGTTTATAATTCTGCAATAGGTGCAGGGGGAGATCAACTTGCTGGAGTTACAGAATCTTGGAATGGAACATGTTGGACAGAAGTTACTGATATGGGTAGACCTGCCGCTGGTATATTTGGTATGGGTTCAGCTGGTGTAGATAATGAATCAGCATTATATTTTGGAGGACCTTCTGGAACATCTCCAGTTATTTCAGGTGCAGACGAAACAGAGCAATGGAATGGAAGTTCATGGACTGAATTAAATGATTTAAATAATGCAAGGATTGGTATGGGTGGTGTAGGTATTGTTACAGCTGCTTTAGGTTTTGGTGGCGGGCCAACAGTTCCTTCTCTTGGTGGACTTACTGAATCTTGGAATGGAACCTGTTGGACAAATGTTAATGCTTTAAACACAAAAAGAAGATATGGTGGTTCTTCAGGACAATATACTTCAGCAGTATATTTTGCAGGACTTGGACCTCCTAGACTTGTTATTAATGAATCTTGGAATGGAACGAGTTGGTCAGAAACTACTGATATGAGCACAGCTAGAGATGCTTTAGGTTATGGTGGTTATAATGGTGGTGTAGGAACTGCTACTGGAATCGCTTTTGGTGGTGATCTACCTGGAGATTCAGCTGCAACAGAAGAATGGGTTAGTCCTGTAACAAGCACAGTAACATTTACAGCTTCTTAATACTTGTAATAATTTTTAAATATAGTATATAAGAAAGTATAGAAGGATATAAAGATATGAAAAAAGACGTTAAAGAAGTAATACAAGGTGAAGAACCTCATTTAAATAATTTGTTATCATCAGAAGATTTGTCATCGTTTAAAAGTATGGTAGACGAGCTTCGTGACACATGGACCAAGAAACAAATGTTTCGAACAGAAACAGAAGCAAGGTTTTCTGTGTTGCAAGATAATAGATACCCAACCAAAGCTGCAAAGTATTGGCAGTGTGTTAGAGAGCAGTCTAGTTATCTAGATAATCTTATGACCCTATCGTTTGATTATAGAAGAAACGAAGCAAAAATAACTTGGTTAGAAAAGAAAATTGAAAAAGAAGAGGACGAATATAAAAGAACTAAATATCAAATAGATTTAGATGAATGTAGATTTGCTAAAGCATCTATGGAAAAAGTTGCAAGACATAGAATGCGTGAAATAAAAATGTGGTCCAAGTTAAAGAAAGAATTTAACGATGGATCATTTAATGACAAAGATGTTAATGTTCACCAACTAGACTCTTATGGAATACAATATGCCGAAAAAGCTAAAAATTTAAATCAAAACTCATCAGAGGCAGAAATATTTAATGTAATGGGTCAATTGCAATCACTACAGAGAATTAAAAAATCTGGTGAATTAGAAAGTAGCTATCAAGAGAAAGAACAGATAACGCAACATGAAAAGCCCAAAGTTTGATTTTGTATTCTTAGGTCAATCAGTTTTAAAATATCAAGTACCTTTGGATATTTTTATGACTATTAATCATATCTATGAAGTAAATAAAAACAAACTAGATAAAGCTAATAAACAATTAGTAGGTAAAATAGAGGATGAACATTCGTTATTCTATCATGGAGCTGATCAGACAAAGATGAAAAATCATAATAGATTACCTAGAACAGTTACACATTATTTTATGGAAATGTTTAAACACTATTTAGCGTTTAATAAAATAAGAGATTATGATTTACATTTAAATTCTATTTGGGTTAATGAAATGAAACAGCATGAATATAATCCAGCACATATTCATAGAGGTATGTTATTTACAGGTTTGTCTAGTGTTATGATTTTAAAATTACCATCAACATATGGTAGAGAATACTCCTCATCAGAAAATCCACAAAACGGCAGATTACAAATATTAGGTGCATCAAATGGTCAGTTTTCAAAAATAGATTATCAACCACCTATGGATCTTAGAGATTTTTATATTTTTCCATATGATATGAGACATACAGTATATCCATTTAATGGCACTAATGAAGTAAGACGAACTCTTGCTGCAAACTGTGATGTACAGTTTGATCCGATAAAAAATAGAGGAGCGGCATGATACTGACAGAACCAAATTGGAAATCTTATATTGTTCAAACTAATAGTCCTATGTTTACACCCTTACAATGTAAAATGATTATAGAGGCTGGAAGAGAAGAACCTAAAAATATTGCAGAAGTAGGAGCTGATTCTAAAGGTATAAAAGGTGGAAAAGTGGATACCAAAACAAGAACTTCACATATTAGTTGGATACCTTTTTCTAAAATGCCAGAAATGTATAAAAATATAGAAAAAATTATGAAAACTACAAACGGTAATCATTTTGGTTTTGATGGAATGCAGATTACAGAGATGGCACAATATACAGAATATCCAGAAGGTGGGTTTTACGATTGGCATGTAGATAATGATGTTAATTGTAAACATGAACCACCCATTAGAAAAATATCTATGACTTGTTTGTTATCTCCTGAAAATGAATTTGAGGGTGGAGATTTAGAATTAGTAAAAGAAGGTCAAAGTGTAAAATTACAACAAGGTCAAGCTATATTTTTTGCATCATTTATAAGACACAGAGTTGCACCAGTAACAAAAGGTGTAAGAAGATCTTTAGTTATGTGGTTTGGAGGAACACCATTTAAATGAAAAGAGAGTTACATTTTCCAACACCAATATATCATTTTGATATAAAAGATAAATCGTTAAATATTCAATTAGAAAAAGATATAATGAATTGGATGCAACAAGATAAAGGTGTATCTAGAACAAATGTAAAAGGTTGGCACTCGACAACAGACATGCACACAAAACCAGAGTACGCTAAATTAGTAAAAGCTTTACATGAAGCACAAGATAAAATTTATATAGAAGAGCATTTAGACTCAGGACCTTTTTTAGGTAATATGTGGGCAAATGTAAATCCTCCTGGTGGATATAACAGAGCACATTTACATCCTAATTGCTTATGGTCAGGTGTTTATTATGTAAAGACTCCAGAAAATTGTGGTGCATTAAAATTAAAAGATCCTAGAACAGGAGCTGAAATGTGTTCACCTAAAATGAGAGAAAGGTTTAATCATCCTAATACAGCACCTGAAAGATTATGGAGAGAAGTTCATTATGAACCATTAGCCGGTAGATGTATAATGTTTCCCGCTTGGTTAATACACTGTGTTGAACCAAATGATTCTAATGATATAAGAATATCTGTATCGTTTAACTTTTTACAAAAGACAATGTTCGTATGAAAATACATAAAGATCAAATAGTATTTAGAGAACCTTATTTACAAACTGAAGAGGGTAGAATGTCTCAAACTACAAATCCAAGATGGAAAGCGTTAAAAAAAGACATTGAAAAAAATGGCATTATAAATCCTCTTATATGTACAAAAGATGGAGACAAGTATCGTTTGTGTATGGGAATGAGAAGATTTATTGCTGGGTGTATTCTTGGAATAGATGAATATGAAATAGAAGTTGTAAAAGATGAAGAACCAAAAACTTTGTTACATGCAACAAGTAAATATCAAAAAAAACATAAAGACGGAACAGAGATTGCATTATGATATTTAAATACCACGTTATAAAAAATGCAGTATCGTATGAATTAGCTAATTTTATATTTAATTATTTTTTACTTAAACGAGATGCTGTTGAGTTCATGTATCAAAATAATATAGCCTATGACAATGGCGTGTTTGGCACCTGGACAGATCAACAAGTGCCTAATACTTATTCTCATTATGCAGATATGGTTATGGAGACATTAATGATGAAAGTATTACCTAAAATGCAACAAGAGACAGGACTACAATTAATACCTACTTATTCTTATGCAAGATTGTATAAAAAAGGAGATATATTAAAAAGACATAAGGATAGACCATCTTGTGAAATATCTACTACAATAAATCTTGGTGGAGATCCTTGGCCTATATTTATCGATGGTACGGGGTCTGACAACGTCATAGACGAGTATAAGAACATACATAAGCCCAATGCACCCAAAGGAACAAAAGTCTTGCTTGAAGTAGGTGATATGCTAGTATATAGTGGCTGTGAACTTGAACATTGGCGAGAGCCGTTCGAGGGCAACATTTGCGGTCAGGTATTTCTACATTATAATCATGTAAATGGCCCATTTGCTAATAAAAATATGTTTGATGGCAGACCAAAGCTAGGTCTACCAGCATTTATAAAATAGTATTATAATGGAGTCATATGCTACAAAAAATAGGTTTTGCACCTGGAATCAATAAACAAGTAACACCCACAGGAGCAGAAGGTCAATGGATCGACTGCGATAATGTTCGTTTTAGATATGGCACACCTGAAAAAATAGGTGGTTGGAAACAGTTAGGTGAAAGTAATTTGACTGGTGCAGGACGTGGACTTCATCATTTTGTAAATAGCTTAGGCAGAAAATATGCAATCATAGGAACAAACAGAATTTTATACGCATACTCTGGAGGTGTATTTTATGACATACACCCTATTAAATCTACAACAACACTTACAAGTGCATTTACCACAACTAATGGATCATCAGCTGTTACAATAACTTTTGGTAGTGCACACAGCATATCTGCAGGAGATATAATATTATTAGATAATTTTTCTACAATAACTGGATCTAACTTTGGGTCATCTGATTTTGATAATAAAAAATTTATGGTTACGACTGTGCCTTCTAGCACAACACTTACTGTAACAATGCCATCTAACGAATCAGGATCTGGTGCAACAACATCAGGTGGAATTAGAGTGCAACACTATTATCCTGTAGGACCAGCAGTTCAAGCAAAAGGTTTTGGTTGGTCACTTGGAACTTGGGGTGGTGAAGAAGTTGGAGCTTTTACAACAACATTATCAGGTGCCATTAATTCATCAGCAACCACTGGTATCACATTAGCGGACCCATCACAGTTTCCAGATTCTGGTACAAACTTTGTTTTAATAGGCACAGAAGAAATATCATACACAGGTATAAATGCATCTAACGAATTAACTGGTGTTACAAGAGGTGTAAGAAATACCACTGCAGCATCTCATGGTGCTGGAGATACTGTCACTAGCACAGCAAATTATGTAGCATGGGGTGAAGCTGCGTCAGGAGACTTAGTATTAGAACCTGGTATGTGGTCGTTTCC